ATCTTCTGCAATCGGCACGTCTGGCCAATGCTTGGCTAAAATCTGTCTGCTCCAAGGCTCAATGTCGCAAAATAAAACAGGCTTGCTAAGTTCTGCCCATTCAAAGCCCAACGCAAAGCCGCCTATGCCACTGCAAAGATCCACATGCGCCATCACTCTACTGCCCTCGCATATGCAGCCATGAGCAACGCTTCGGCTCTGTGTTCATCCTTTTTGCGCTTTAGTTGATCGCTCATTTTAGGAAATTGTTGGATGGCTAGGCGTCTTGCACCGTCTTTGTCTGCCGGTACGTGCAATGCTTTTTTCCATGCAGACGGCGTTACAATCTGGTGCTTGATGTTCAGCACGCCCACCGTTGAGAGGATCTGACCGTAGCCCATGCCAATCTTAAAGGCAGAACTTACGCCTTGCTTGGGTCGTGCGCCTTGCTTCTCTATTATAAGGAAGTCAATCTGCGTGCTTTGCAGTATGTCTTTCAATTCGTGAGCGTTTAAGCCACCTTCTGCAAATGTCGGTAGATCATAGACTTGGCACCAATCGCCAGAGAGGAGGGCAACGCCTCCAGTTTTGTAACCTGGGTCAATGCCGCAATAGGTTCTATTCAGCCCCATTTTCGGCCTCATATCTGTGCTTTAATATTTGCTGAAGCAAGGACGCTACGCTGCGACGATCTTCTTTTGCTTCGTTTTCTAGCTGGGTTTTTAACTGCCCATCAATTCTGACGAACAACGTAACCTGTTGATTTTCCATGTAAAACTCTCGGTGCTTGTCATTTTATATTTAAATACTTTATTTAGTACTTGTATAATGATAGCAAATTGCTATATAGATAAAGGAGACAGTAACAACACAGGAGCAATACACATATATTATACAAGTATTAAACATTAATTAAACAGGAGAAACAGTAAGGTGGATATAAAATCGCTATCAAATATAGACTATGACTCTATAGCTCTTACAGATGAAGTTATTAAAATTTTAAAGACTTTTATTTGGGTGGAGATATACGACCCAAACGATCATACGATGCCTAGAGATTACCAAGATGATTTATACCAAGAGCTATTAGATCAAATTTACAATTGCGTTTATATCAACAAAGGTAAATTTAATGTCTACTAAGTATACGCTTCAAATTTATGCAAAAGGTTTGGGGCAGTGGGTAAGTTTTAATTTTGATAATTTAACAGATGCTAACCGACACGCCAAATTATTAATGTGGGGTGGTGAAAAGCATGAAAATTTAAAATTGCTCAATTCAAATAACAAAACTCTAAAATTAAAAAGTCATGGAACAATTAAAGGTTGGAAAGGAACAGTAGAATGAGACACATCATAGACTACGACCATATGTGCCGTGTTTGTGGAGGCAAGCAACGTGTGCATCGGTGGGAGTATTCACCCATTGCAGGCAAGCAAGTCTTGGTAGGTGAGGATTGTGATTATTGTATAGGCGGTTATCGCGCCATCACGATAGGCAAGCGAAACAAATACTAGACATAAAGTCTAACATTCATATGCTAAAAAAAACTGGAGGAAATAGCCATGAAGTATGGAGGCTTCATTTTTGGTGCGTCGGAAGATCACCAGAAACAGCAACGTAATGGAATAAAAGCATTAGCCAAAGCCCAAAGCGCAGAGGTTAAATGGTTTACAGAAGATGAGGGGCGTCAGAAGCGCGATACAGAGGACCGTGAGGAGCTACAAGCGTGCGCTAGGTATTGCCGCACCAACAACGCGACTTTCACGCTCAGTTCGCTCTCTGGATTCACCAAACGCAAATGGCAAGGGTTAACGTGGCTCAAGCATCAAGTCGAAATGCATGACATGACCATTGCCGTTGCAGATGATGAAACAATAAGCAAAGGGTCATTGCATGTGTTGAGCGCAGCGGCAGACATACAACGCAAACGTGTTGCACAAACAAGCAAGGCCGCGTTGGATGATATTAAGCGCAGACTTGATGCCGGTGAGGAAGTCATTGCCAAACGCTCTGGAAAAAAAGTTGACAGACTAGGTTTGCGTGAGAATATTAGTGAGTCTGGAAAGCTAGGCAATCAAGCCCAAGCCAAACTTGCAGCAGAACGTGATGCAGACGTTTGGCCACTTATTGAGAAATATCTAACTCAAGGGCTAGGCTACAATGCGATTGCACGGCAATTAAACTTAACAGAAACACCCACGCCAAATCAAAAAGCCAGGTATAAACGCGATACGTTAGGCGTTTGGTATGCCTCAACCGTGCGCAATATAGTGCTAAGGAGAAACAAATGAAACAGAACTACGCAAGGCTCTACTTTTGGGCATCAGAATATACTTTTATATATTTAGCGAACTCGACCAACAGACTAATACAGATTTTTAAACGTCTAGCTTTAGGCAGTGACGCAAGCGGGTGGATAGGAAAAGAACAACCATTTTCTCCAATCGCACCCCCAGTTGATGGAGGGTCAAATGTCCAAGCATGATGCAAAAATTGATTTTATAGAGGCGCAAGAGACGCAGTTAGCTGATGAAGATAAATTACCGCACTTCCCGGCAAACGGTGAGGATCTGCGCGATTTTCGAGAAAGCCTCATCCAACGCTTCATACAGACGCAGATTAAACTTGAGCACCAAATATATTTAGACAAGAAAAAATGGTCGGAAAATGATGAAATTTCACGTTGGACTTTCGCAACGCCGAACCGTCAGATGCTTTTTTGGATGTTTGCAGTGGAGGACATTGGTGAAGGCTTTTCAGTCTCTAGGGCGGCAGATTATCTCCAACGCGATAGAGCAAGTGTCTCAAAAGATTTGTCAGAGTTACACGCTTTGAAGTATATTCTACGCAATACAAAAGAGGGCTATCAGCGGTATTATTTGCCGTCGCAAAGGCTCTTAAATAATGCCGCGTGGTACTCAAACTACTATGTAGACTTGACTTTAAGCCTTACAGAAGACAAAAATCGTGGTGCATTTTTTGAGTATAGATCAGCAGAACGCGACTACTTCAAATTGCAAGAAAAAGCGTGACACTGTGCAACAAAAAATATGTGTATACGTCACATTGATTTATATTTTTCCGATGTTAACCTTAGAGACAGGAGTAACACATTAGTGAGACAGAAACGACGCAAAAGCAATCCAACAGTCCTAAAGATGGGGATGGGATTAATGCGCTTTAAGAGAAGGGTCGATATACCTATGTGGCATGTCGATCATATCCAGAAGACCGTTAACATTCTGCGTGAATATGCTGATCGCATAGAATCTACGTTAGAGAGCAATTCTATGCGAAACTCAGACAAGACGTTGGCGGCTCAATACATGATCCAAAGTATGAATACGGACATGGCTTGTATGACTCCAAAAGACCCTCGGGAACGTGGGGCAGAACGCGGTGGGTATAATCACGGTTATAATCGTGGTTATCTCGACACAAACGGCTTTGACGAGTTGTTAGCGCGGGATGATATGGATGACTAAATACTACGTTTAGTAAGTATAAAAAAGTGTTTAGTACTTGGATAAAAAAAGAAAGGACTACGATGTTGAGGCAACAAAAACATTATAGTGAAGTATTAGAGGGCAGTAGCGGTATAACTTCACGTAATCAGACCAAGGGAAATGTATATGCTATTCGTATAATATATATTATTTCTCTTTATACTATACGAACTAACAACCAGTGCAGAGTGATTAAACAGTACTGTCAGAACAGTCAAGTCTGTGCTGTACTTGGGGATATAATAGCGGGGCTTTCATTATTTGTCCTTTTATTCCTTGCCCTTATCTTTGGGGGAGTTTTTCTATGAACGTTATAAAAGTAAAATTCCGCAAAGAAGATGAAGAAGCAACGCTACGTCCAGACTTTGAAGATAGCATGATTGATCTTGCTGAAAACCTTGCAATTTGTATGGCAGAAATGCGCAAGTGGGAAGGATTGAAGCTTGCAGCGGCATCTGCGTTAAGTGAAGGAATGACATTGTTAGATATTGCAGAACTGCAAACTGAAAACCATGTCTTTAAAATCAGCAATGGAGAGCTTGAAGTAGATTTTTACAAAGGGAGTGTGCATTAATGAGACACCCACTTTCCCCTGTGCAAAAAGAAATCTACGACTTTATTGTTGATTTTTATAAGCAGAACGACAACGTAAATCCCTCACTTCGCATTATTGCAGACGGTCAAATCAACGGTAAGCAAGTCATCAAGAAACGTGTGAACCGTGAAAACATCAGGCGCAGAATAAAAACGCTTTGCGAAAAGGATTACTTAGAAGAACGCTTTTTTCGCAACGTTGCTTATTGGGTGCCTAAAGATGTCGGGTGAGGAGCAAGACAAAAACAGCGCAGAACTTTCAGCAATAGACTTGATGTTAGCAATGGCACAAGTTGAAAACCGAGCAATGCATAGGCTGTTTGGCGGTAGGCGAACTAAAGTAAGTCAGCCGGTAGATCGAAACAAAAAGCTGAAGCTAAGTACAAAAGCACGGATGGTTAATCGGATGCTGCAAATGGATATGACTGACACGCAAATAGCAAACGTGTTGGACACTACCAGGCAGTCTGTTAGCCAAATTAGATCACGCTATGATTTACCTCGAAAGTCAGAGCTATGATTACTTATTATACCGCCCTTGTTCTTGGCTACACGTTAAACGAGGAAAAGCTTTCGGGAACTTTTTGGCTAAAATCATATGACCAGTGTTTAGAGGCAATGACTCACCTAGAGGACATGTATGATTATTTAGCTGATTACGTCGTAGAGGATAATCGGATGTTTATGTGGTGCGAAAAATCAGACGTGCCTAGCAATGATCTTGTTAAACCAAGGATGAGGCCCAACAGTTAAAAGGAGTAAAAAATGAAGTGGCAAATAGACAGCAAACAAAAGTTATTAATTCTTGATGAAAATTACGAAATAGATTTTGACCGATTAGAAGAAACTGATTGGTTTGGTCATCTAGCTTCAAAAAATTGGGTTGATATGCAAGACCTATTTGAAGCCTTTGTAAGTGCTTTTAAAGCAGCAGACCGACCTTTAGATGAATCTTTTTTCAACAACTTTCATAAAGCTTATAAAGCCAATGTTGACGATAAGTTTTACGATTTGCTGTTAAAATTACGCTATGAGAAAGAGGACAAGCTTTTTTATAGAGTAAGTGACTTTAAATCTAATGAAGTGTTAATTAACGAAATAATAAGTCAACCACCGCATTTATCTGTAATCAGCACCTAACTTAACCATTGATAGATTTTTTTGGTTTCTTTATTTCTGTGAGCCAAGCCAGTGTAGCCACCATTCACTCGCTTGGTGATCTTTTTTATTACATCGTCATTCACACCTTCTTTAGCAAGTTTGAACAAGCCATTGCTATTGAAGAACCATATTGCTGTCTCAAAAGCATACTCCTTCTCTAACAGGGATGGATCATTGATAACCTCTGGCTTTCCCATATCTGCTGCAAATGCTTTCGTATTATTATAGCCGGTTAATTGTAGAAAACCTCTGCCAATATACAGGCTAGCCATGCTAGGTGTTTCATTGCCCATTCTGCCCACGTAAACCTTTTCAGCGAGTGCTTTGGGGTTGCGTGCGTATGGCTCTGCGCTTTCTTCAGTTGGGAATCGGCTAGGCCAAACCTTCATCATGGCCTCTACTGAGTAATTTAG